ATTAGAATGTAACAGAACGTTAAATAGTTCAATAGATTATATGGGTTGTGCGTTTATGTGGGTTCTTTCTGTTATTATTGGTAACTCTGTTAAAGTGCAAGTAAAAACAGGTTGGATTGAATCTGTTAATTTATGGTTAGCTTTAGTGGGTAAACCTGGGGTTGGTAAAACACCAAATATTGAAAACGTTATTTTTCCATTACACAAAGCGAATAGTAATGAGATAAAGAACTATATTAAAAAAATGACTGCCTTTGAAAAATATCAAGAATTAGATAAAAAAGAAAAGGAACGTGTTGAAGAACAAAAACAACCTAAAAAAACTCAGTTTATCGCAAACGATATTACACTTGAAGCCCTTATTGATTTACATTCAGAAAATAAAAACTCTATTGGTGTGTTTAAAGATGAGTTATCAGGTTGGTTAAAAGATATGAATAAATATCGAGCAGGTTCTGATTTAGAGTTTTGGTTGTCTACATGGTCAAACAAGGGGGTTTCACTTAACAGAAGAACATCAAAAAATGCTTTTATTGAAAGTCCTATCATCCCTGTTTTAGGAGGTATACAACCAGGGATTTTAAATGGTTTTTTCAGCGCTGAGAATAAGGATAATGGATTTGTAGACAGGATGCTAACTTGTTACCCAGACGTGAAGATTGAAGAATTTAGCGATGCTGAAATGGATGAAGAGGTACACGAATGGTATAACAGCTATATTTTAAATTTTTACGATAAGATAAAAAAAGAATATTTACTAAAAGATGCAGACGATGAAATAATTTCACATGTTGCATTATTAAGTCCTGAAGCTAAAAGTGAGTATATAAGAATAGATAAAGAAATAACAACTATTCAAAATTCAGATATTGAAAATGAATATATGAAAAGCATGTTACCAAAACAAAAATCATATATACCAAGGTTTGCATTAATGTTAAATGTTTTGTATGCACACGAGGGAACATCAAAAAGTATGTTTGTAATATCAAAGGAATCAATGTTAGCTGCTGAAAAATTAGAAGCTTACAAATTAAATCCTGATTTTAATAAAAAAGAATTAGCTGAATTATTAGGTATAAGTAGACAAAGTATTTATAATATGTTAAATGAAGTGAAATGATTTTAAGAGATTACCAAGTTGAAATATCAGAACAAGCAGTTGAGATATTAAAAGAGAAAAGGATTGTATATTTAATTTGCCAAGTACGTACAGGTAAGACACTTATGGCACTTAATACAGCTAAACTATACGGAGCTAACAACGTTCTATTCTTAACTAAAAAGAAAGCTATAAGCTCTATTGAAAGCGATTACACTAACTTTGGTTACACGTTTAATCTAACCGTTACAAATGATGAGCAGTTGGCTAATATTGAGGGAAACTTTGATTTAATAATCCACGATGAGCATCACAGATTCGGAGCATTCCCAAAACCAAGTAAACGAGTAAAAGAATTTAAACTTAAATATTCACGTGTACCAATGATATTTTTAAGCGGTACACCTGCATCCGAAAGTTATTCTCAAATGTACCATCAGTTTTGGGTTAGTTCTTATTCACCATTCAAAGATGTTAATTTTTACAAGTGGTCAAAAACATTCGTGAACGTGAAACAAAAGAACATGGGCTATGCAATGATTAACGACTATTCCGATGCAAAAATTGCATTGATTGATGAAATAATACAACCGTATATTATTAAGTTTACGCAAGAACAAAGCGGATTTGAAAGCAAAGTAAAAGAACATGTGATCTATTACCCTACATTATGTCGTAACTTAATTGACCGATTAGAAAAAGACTTAATAATTGAAGGCAAAGAAAACGTAATATTAGCGGATTCAGGAGCAAAGTTAATGCAGAAAGTTCACCAATTAGAGAACGGGACAATTAAATTTGAGTCGGGTAAATCAATGATTCTTAACACTCGCAAAGCTGAATTTATTAGAGATTACTTTGAAGGTAAGAAGTTAGCGATATTCTATTATTACGTGGAGGAGCTTGAATTATTAAAATTAGTTTTCCCTAACTCTACGAGTGATTTAAACGAGTTTAACACAACTGATAAGCATTATATTGGACAACAATATTCGAGTGCATTAGGTGTGAATTTAAGTAAGGCTCATTGCTTAGTATTTTACAACTTCGGGTTCTCAGGGACGATGTTTATTCAATCAATTGACAGGTTAACGACTAAAGACCGAAAAGAAAACGATGTGTTTTTTATCTTTGGTAAAGATTCGTTAACCGAAAAGATTTATAAGACAGTATCACAAAAGAAAAACTTTACACTTAAACAATATGAGCGAACAAGAACTACAAAGTAAGTGTATAAAGTATGCTAAAGCTAAGGGTTGGTTTGTTTTAAAAGTGATACGTTGTAACGTTAGTGGCTACCCTGACTGTACACTATTCAAAGACGGTCAAACAATATTTGTTGAGTTTAAAGCTGAACGTGGCATACAATCTGAATTGCAGAAATACGTTGAAAAGCAATTGATTGACCAAGGCTTCAAATATTATTTAATAAATAGTTTAGAAAAATTTAAAGAAATACTTGCAGATTAATTATTAATGATTATATTTGTAACATGATTCTTTGACGTATTAGAAAATAAGTAGAGCCTTTGGGCTTAGTCAGGTGGTGTAATAAGTACAACATACCAGGTAGCAACCAACGGAGATACAGGTTTGAATCCTGTTCTGACTACTAACCAAAACAAAACACACAATGAAAACAAATCTAAGAAAATTAGCGTTGATACTTAGAAAGGTCGATGCTTCAAAGTTCTTTTCAATTAGCATTTACAACGGGTCGATAGTACTCGGAGCTATGGAACAAGATGTATTAATCGACGACTTAAACATAAATTGGGATTCTGTCGAATACGATTTAGAAATGACAATCTTTAAGAAAAACAATGTTAAACTAATTGTATCATGAAAAATTTATACAAAGCATTGGCTAACTTTCAACAGGAAGTGCCAACAATACACAAAGGAACTCAAGGTTTTGGCTACTCATATGCAGACCTTACAGCAATCTACAAAGTCATCAATCCATTAATGAAAAAGAACGGATTAGGATTTACACAATTGCTTCAAGACAATCAAATGGTAACTATCATTTTTCACGTTGAAAGCGGTGAGTCAATTGAAAGTAAAACAGATATTCCAATGAACGTACAACTCAAAGGAATGAACGACTTCCAGGTAATGGGTAGTGCGATAACTTACTTTAGACGTTATACTTTGAGCTCTATGTTAGGACTTGTAACCGATAAAGACATCGATGCAAGTGGTGAACAAACAGGTAAACGTAAAGAAACAATTTCAGACGACCGTTTAGCTGCTGCACTTGAAAAGATTAAAAAAGGCGAGTACACAATGGAAAAGCTAAAAGAGAAATTTGAATTAACACCTAAACAATTAGAATTATGCTGATTAGATGTTCATCATTACCGAAAATAATGGTTAATTCCCGAACAAAAGGGGCGCTATCCGAAACAGCAAAGTCATACATCAAGTCAATTGCTAAACAAGACTACTTTGGTTATACTACTGAGTTAAACAATAAGTATGTGACTAAGGGTATACAATGCGAAGAGCAATCAATTGAACTACTTAACGATGTTCTATTTACTAACTACGAAAAGAACACGGAACGCAAAACAACAGAGCTACTAACAGGTGAATGCGACATCTACACACCTGAGTTAATTATCGACATTAAAACATCGTGGTCATTTGATACATTCCCAGCAACACCAAGCGATATTAACATTAAAGATTATGAATACCAATTGCGTGGGTATATGTTTTTGTACGATGTAGAACGTGCTGCACTTGCTTACTGCATGGTAAACACACCAAGCGACTTAATTGGTTACGAAAGCGAAGAACTACACAGAGTGCGAGACACACCAATTCAAAGCCTTGTAACGATGTTAACCATTGAACGTGACTATCAACTTGAAGAGGAAATGTTAGAGCGCTCAGTGGCAGCAATTGAATATTATCAACAATACATAAATCAAATACATGAAAAGAAGTATAATTGACTTTAGCGATATACCTATAGATGAGATACGGATGCGTTTAAAGTACCAAAAGAAAAAGTATAGTGTAACGGAATGCGTAAAGGAAGCGTTTAGAATAGCAAATAATAAAATAAAAGAAGATGAAAAACGAAATGAAATTTAACGGAAAAATCACAAACATTTTAGAAGTTATTGAAGTAGGAGCAAACAAAAAGATTGAGTTTGTAGTAACAGAGACCGAGGGCCAATATCCTCAAGCGGTTAAGTTTGGAATCTTTGGGACTGAGAAAGTAGACAAGTTCTTGCAGTACAACAAGGTTGACCAAGAAGTTGAAGTGTTATTTAACTTCAAGACAAACGAGTGGCAAGGTAAGTATTTCACGTCTATTGATGCGTGGAGAGTAAATAAAGTACAAACAGAAGAAACACCATTTTAGTTATGTTTAAAGTAGGAGATAAAGTATACCACATAAAATATGGATGGGGTATTATTGAGGAAAAACAAGATGATGATATATTGTCAGTATTTGACGAGTATGCAGTATGGAATAATTCAAACAATAATTTGCTGTCATTCACAGAATACACATTAGAAGGGTTTAGTCAAGAAAGACCAAATGAAACGAAAGATTAATATGAAAAATAAAGCAACAAGCCTCAGCGATTTGACTGAGGCTAAGCGCCAACAGGCGATAGAATATTACAGTCACGTTGCACGTGCAATGATGCTTTGCCAATCTGCACTACATTCCTTAGACGATGTGTCAGACAATATGTTTCATAAACACGAAATAAAACGTACTATCAATCAGTTTATTAATGGAGTTGAAAGGTTTGCTAACACTTTTGTAGAGAACAACAACGAGACAATGGCTCAGACTTATAGTAATATTATCAAGCAGATTGACGAGTTCAAAGAAAACATTAAAGTTCAGATACAATGAAAGCAAAAGAATTAGTTTGGAAATTTTATCATAATATTGAACACGCTATATCAGATGAGTATGCAGATAAAGATTGGGAAATTGCCAAACAATGCGCTTTAATTGCAGTTGATGAGATATTAAATTTATTAATAAATGTATATGGATTTCATGAATTTGATAATGGCAAGGTTGAATATTGGAAAGTAGTTAAAAACGATATACAAAAATTATGATTTCAAGAAACAACAAGAACAGGAACCGATGGATGATAGCGATAGAGTTGGATATCGACAGGTGGAAGTTTAGAGAGAACAGGGTAGGAGTAAAGAATTTAGGACGTATGATTAGACGTGCAATAAACGAAAAAAACGATGACAACAATTAAAGAAGAAATAGAACAGCTAAAAGGAATGTTAACGGGGGACATCTTTAAAGATGGAGACATTCAACAGAAAATATACGACTTAAAAAAGCAGTTAAACCCTGAGATAGTAGATAATCCTGAATTAGATGAAGATACAGATTG